ACGCAAAGCGGCGTTTTCTTTTGGGGGGCTGGTTTTAGTTGGTATTTCGACAGGAATATAAAAAACTATGAGCAGAAAAATAAAACTAACTAAAGAGATAAAACATAAGGCGGTAAAGTTTGCAAAACTCAAATTAAAAGACACTTACAATAGATTTGGTTTTGATGATAAAAAACGCCTTAACCAAATTATTATTGGCAATATTGGGGAATTTGCTTTTGAGAAGGTACTAATTGAACAGGGGTTTAATTATGAGTTTGATTTTTACCAGGAAGGAAGGACGAAAGATAATTTTGATTTTTGCATACATGGCGGGCTAACTATAGAGGTTAAAACTAGTGCTTTTTATAATCAATACGGCTTTTCTAAACTTAATCTTTTATATTCTCAGGATCAGTACCAAGCAGGATTAAAAAAAGGTTTTGATTATTGCGCTGTTTTGATGATCGAAGGCAAAACCAAACAGGGGTTTAATATTGATTTATGTAATTTTGCCTTTGTTGCCGGCTATATCAAGTATAAAAATATTGCTAAATACAAACAGGAAGCCCGTTTTTTTGGGGATAATTATAAGGTACCTTTAAATCAATTGATAAATAGGTAATTAAAAAGAATATTCAACACTTTCAAACATAGAACCGCAGGAACTTACGTTGTAAAGTTCTGCGGTTTTTTGTACACCTATATAGCCGCTGGCATCATGCCACGCATCAGAAGCACAAACAGCCCGTAAAAACTTAGCCTTCACCCCTATAAAGTCCTGACCTCTTAAAAATTGATACTCTTTTTGGTGGTGAATATCTCCAAAGAAAGCATACCTAAACGAAGTAGCCGCCCATTCTTTAGGCTTTTCCTGCGCTATAATTTCGGGAATGTGCCCCACTTTAGACTTCATTTTGTCGCCGTGCGAAAACATGAATAAATTATTACAATATTGTATGTATTTTCGTTTCCTTCTTGAATAGTCTATTTTTACCCTGTTGCTTTCTTTGTAAATAGTACCAAGCACAACCCCCAATAAATGTATTAAGTCTTGGTCATGGTTGCCCGCTATCATCAGAACACGAACAGGGGCCAATTTAGCGGCCTTGTCAATAAGCTCCCTAATTAGATTTAAAACAATTTCAAATGTATCTATGTGGTTTAAGTATGTTTCCTGTGGGGTGCCCTTTTTGGTGGTGCTTCGAGCATCATTAATATTAAAAAGGTCGTTACCTATGGGAAGTATAATTAACTCGGGTTTATTAGTCTTACTAAGTAGCTTATTAAAAGTGGATCTAAACAGGGTACAATTTTTGTCTATATCTGAACTTTGCCCCGTTTCCGTGTATCTGGTGACCTTATCTAAGTGAGCATCGTACAAATTTATTATAGAGCAGTGCCCCGCCTTTGTTCGCTGCCCGCCTTTATTGTCAAAATTTGGGGCCTTATAGGCATATAGACCGCTTTCTAATCTATTAGCTAGCCTTTCTATTGAACTTTCTTTTTTAAGGGCTAAATTTGCCTTTACAGAAAACAATTGTTTAAGCCCTTCCGCTTTGCTGTTCTGTTGCCATGTAGAAACCCTAAAAGAACTAACTTCCCAAATATTAGTATCAATTTTACACGCCTTTATTAGTTGTTCTTTAGTCCTTATCTCGGTTCCTTCTTTCTCAATAGTCCAACTATCCCCTGTTAATTCTTCTTTTGTCGTTTCTGTTGTTTCTTCTCCCTTAAGTATACTTAAAAGCTTTTCAGGCCCTTTTTCTTTTGCAAGTTTGATAATATTAACCCAAACGTCTTTTGAGCCTTCGAGTCCGGGCCTGTAGGAATAGGCTTTTGTTTGCTTCTTTCCCATGTTAAATAGATTTTATTATCTGTTTGGGGTGCAATAGGTAGATTAAAAACAAAATCTAACCTATAAACACATATAAATAAAGCTAGTATAGATATTTGTTGAAGTTTGGTTTTTAGTTCTTTCATCGTTGGTTACCCCCTGAATCTATTATTTTATTAATTTTAGTAGTATTGTTATCTATTAGTTTTCTATTTGTTCTTATATCGTTTTTGTTTTCTCTGAGTTCCTGCCTGTTGGCTGTTGTTTCGTTTCTGCGTTCTTCATTCTCTGAAATAATAAAGGAATATAGTTTTAGATTTTGGGTCCAATATTCATGCAGCCGCACTAATGAGCCGGCGGTAGTAGATAATACTAAAACATACCAAGAAACTAAAAAAACCGAATCTTTAGTATCTACTATTATAATTTCAGGTAGGCGAATAAACACCACCAGCAAAACACAAACCACTGTTAAAATACTAATACATAATATAATATTATTTGTCTTCATTCATTTTTATAAGTTGTTGGGCACTGTTATAAATCGGGGTTAAATTTCTTTTATTGCATCCTTAGCACTTTGTATTAGTTTTAGCTTTTCTTTATTTCCGTATTGGTATACGTTGTTTAACCTATGCTTATTGTATATCCCTGTTCGCTTTGTACCACGTTCTAAGCAGGTTTTTAGTTCTTTATATTCATCGTTTAGGCTTGTTTCATGGTTGTAAACCTCTAAAACCCTATTAAGCGTATTAAATAAATTAGGCTTCTTGGGTTGCCATAGTTTCAACTTCCAATCCTTTGGGCGTGACCAAATAGAAACTAAATGTTTTATATTGTCGTGTTTTTCAAACAAAATACTACTAGGGTTGTGCTCTTTGTTGCCACCATCCCAATAGTAACAGCCGCCAATTTTAACCGGCTGCGTGTTTCCTGGTATTCGTGCGCTTGCTTCAGCTAACAAAAGGGCCGTTTCTAAGTCGTAATGTTTTAAATTAAAACTTTCGTGCTTTCCTGTTGTTGCATTAACTGCACCACAATAAACAGGGGGCGAATATACGTTCGTTCTGTAGTCCTTCCACTGCTTAGGGCTTATTATTTCGCGCATGATTGGCCGCGCGTCCTGCTGCATTAGATAACCTTTGCTAATAGCATTAAACCAACCACCTATTTTAATTCTGCCCTTTTTAGATACTTGTATCTTTTTATAAGCCTTAGAAGGATCTATTTGTTTAGCTATTTCAAGCAGCTTTTCAGGACCTAAAACAGCATGTATAATAGAAACGTAAAGCCCGGAACTAACACCGCTAAAAGCATCATATCTAATACCTAATTTTAAGGCACTTAAGGCACTTGCCACACCTAAAAAAAGAATGTGAGCACCGCCGCCGCTGTTGCTGTTAACTACCATCCTAACAAAGTTTCCAAGCTGTTTAATAAATCTAAATTAGTTAAAAAAGTTGTAGTGTTCCCAACTTTTGAAACTAACTCTTTTGCTAAATTCACTTTAACCCCATCAATAAAAATAATATTTATCCCATCGCTTTCGTTTTCTTCTAAAACCATTCTTAAAACACTAGTTAAAGGCTGTTTTATTATTCGATAATCAACGGAAGGGCTGTTTACTAGGTCTTTAGGGTCTAATATAAACCCCTTTCCGTTTGGTGTTAGTGTTATTTCAAAGCCTATCATTTGTTATAGTGTTTTAAAGTTAATACCACCCCTTAAATCTAAATTAGCTCCTACGGGTTGGGCGCAATATGCTAAAACGTCAAAGGTCCCCGATAGGCTTGTACCGGGTTGAAATAAACTATTTGCTTCTAATTCGCCGCCTCTGGTCCTGTCTGATATGAAACCCGTGTTTAATATGGTGCCGCCTGTTACTGTTGTAGGGCTTGGGTTACCTGCTGCCCCTATTGCGTAATCAAAGCCGCTATTTGTTAAGGCGTTCCAAGTTGGGGCGGTTGCAAAAGTTGGGTTTAATATAAATCTAGTAATAAAAGGGTCGTTAGTAGTACCTAAAGCGGCCCCTAAAAACCCAAACCCGACCGCGCTAGGGTCATTTAGTCGAATAGCTGCAATTAAATATGTATTACTTATACTATTCGCATTTATAAAGCTGCTGCCTGTATCAACTGCACGGGGGAACCCTACAACATCAATAGCCCCGCCTGTTGTGACTGTTGCGCAAATTTGCCCCATGGAACCCGCGCCGCCTGTGCTCCTAACTTCCCAACGAACAGGCAAAACAGGCGACCCCACAAAGGTGGTCGCATTTATAGAACTGTTTTGTATAGTATGGGCATGATAAAAAACGCCGCCAATATTAAATAACAACCTTAAAGCCGTGCCACCGAGATATAAATAATCTAGTGCCATGACTGTAAAATTGTTAAAGTTTATATTTAAACCACTTGGGCCGTTACCGTCTAAGCTATCCCCTGTCCAAGATGATTGCGGAACGCTTGCAATAGTAGAACCATTTTTTTGAATAACTAAACTAATTACGCCGCTTGAACTTTCTAAATAGAAACCATCTAAATTGGTACTATAGGGGGCAGTTGTTGAAGAAGAAAACAGCCCAACCCTTTTTATTATGTCTGTTTGTGGTGCAAAATTGTTAAATGTCATTTCTAGTGTTTGGGCCTTCCCTGCTAAATATAAATGCCTTTTAAATGATTGACAAACAGTATATTGGCCCGCCGTTACTGACATATTAACAACGCCGCTGCTATATGTTTGGGTTCCTGTCCCCTGTCTGTCTAGTAATAGGGGTAAATTATCCTTGTCTTGTACGTAATTACCCAAAACAGCTTTTTGAGAAACCGGCAAAGCGCCCCCGGCATCTAAGGCGCTGCTATTGAATGTTAATTCATCATTAGGAACAGTAAAAGACATATTATATTATATTATTTGATAGTTTGCCCCATCAAAAAGGAACGTTAAAGAGTTATTAAATTTTGTGGGTCCTGTCTTCTTAATAGTGGTGCTACTTACTAAGCCATCTATTAAGGCGGGGGCGGTTGCTGCTACTTCTAAAATAAAGGTGCTTTTATCTGACCTTTTAACTATCCATTTAAACCCCTTTGTTGGTGCTGCAGGTAGTGTAATTTTTATATTGTTTGCGCTTGCATCTGCTACAATTGCGCTTTTAGTTTCAACTGCTGTATAATCTGTATTTATTAATACAACTTCCTCAGGAACCAACCCGCCGCCGGGTTGAAAATTGTAGTTCGTAAAATAATCTATACTTTCAGCCTGTGATAAAGGCGAACCACCAACTACAAAAACAATAGCACCGTTGTAAATAGCATCCCTGAGCCGTTGGCTTCTAAATATTGCGCCGCTCGGGGTCCTTAGGCTGGTTATATCTATAGTTTCAGCCGCTTCAATTTGGAATTTGTTTTTTATATCTAAATCCGTTCCTATTTGAAGGTCTGTTAGCCTTATTGGATCATCTGTTATATTTGTTATAATGTGTGACAATTAACAACCGTTGTTTTTATAGTGTCTGTCATTGTAGTATCTATCCCTGCGCCTTTTTGGTGTTGGGCTAAATAACATTAGTTTACTTTTTGGGGGCTTGGTATCGCAATTATTACAACTGCAATTTTCAAACTCATATTTGCAAGAAGGGCAACAACCCAAAGGCAAACAATCTTTATTTTGACAGATATATTTTTCTGTTAGCTCCCTAAGCGTTGTTAGTTGCTGCCTTAATGCTGTTTGTAAGCTGTGCAACCCTTCAGACCCCGCCGCTTCTGCATATTGAGTATTATTTCTTAATAGGCCATTGTTTGTTATCTCTACATCCAAAAAGGGTAAAGCCGTATATATAGTGGCAATACTGCAAATGCGTTTTAGTACGTTGATCCAAAAGTCTTCGTAACATTGGTTGTTTGGGAACGCATTTTGTAAAGGGCAGTTGCATAAATCATTATAATTAGATACTATACCCCCTTTTTGAGTTTTTAAATCATTATACAACTCACTGCCCAATATATCTAAAACGTGTGTTTGTTCAGCTATCCAAATATGTGGGGCTAAAAGATCCGGGTTTAATTGTTGGTTTTGTGGCCCTGTTCTAACTATTCCCCCGTTGGTTATTTCTTCAGGCTGAATTATTGTATCTGTGATTATTGCCATTATTCCCCATTGTTTTCAAGTGGTAAAAATCCTAGTTCCTGCCTTCTTTCGTTGACCGTTAACACTTCATTTATATTTATATCCCCTGCAAAACTTGTAGGTATGTTTTTAACGAACTTTAACGCAACTTCATTAGTATAGCCCTTTTGTTGTCCCAACAGGTCTAAAAGCGGTTGTAATAGCTTTTTAGAGAACATATTTTGTCTAGGTATAAACATTTCTTCATACTTATATTCTAGCTCGGTTCTAAGCTGTTGACTGCCCCCAAGTTCGCCCGGTGATTTATTCCCCATTAAAGCGTCCGAGAAGTTATTTGCTTGCATTATTTTTGATTCAGCAAGTTTGGAAAGTTCCATATATGAACCTTCGTGCTGTTTGCTTAGTATGTCTATTTTTGCGGGGTAATCTGGATCGCTTATAAGCATTGCAAAAAGTTGGCTTTGGTTGCCTGTCCCTGTTTGTTCTTCTGTGAACATATCAACGGCGGCCTGTGCTTGTTCATCGTTTTCTGTTCCTGGTACTTGAATGACAGCAGAAGGCATAAAACCATTTTCAAATTCACTTTGGTTGTATTTTGGTATTCTGTATTCTAGTTCACACCATAACAACGCACTTACCCAGCTAGGTAGCCCGTAATACTCAAAGCCTGCTTGATAGTTTTTAATGTGTAAAACTGAACGCTCAAAGCCGTTAATATTCTCAAAATTTGGGTATAGGGGTAAAACTTCACGCTCATAAGAGTATGTTAAGTAGTTATCAAAATCCCTACTTATAACGCAATATTGTACGGGGTCTAACCTGTTGGTTATTTCCTTCAATCGTACTTCATGTGCGGGCCTGTGGTATACATCAAGGCCAACAGGGGTTTTAATTATCTCAATATAAGCATTCCCAAAGCAATCAAAATCCCAAATAACCTTCCGTAATAAGTCTTGTATATTTTGGCCCTTTGGGTTGATCTGTTGAAAAAAAGTGTCTATTTCTTCAACCTGTGCGCTGTTAGGCTCCTGCATTTCTCTTTCATCGGTAACGATAAAAGAACGGCTTTTAGAAATAGGGAAAAAGCCTTTCCCCATTGTAAAGAATAGCTTTTTTTGCAAAATACTTTTAGTTGTTGGGCTGGTATTTACAACGCTGTGCAACTTCTTTAAAAAACTGTCTTCACTATCAAAAAAGTGAACATAATTTAAAGTATCTTCTTTATCAACCTTAAACAAAAACCGGTTTTGTGGTTCCTCTAATTGGTCTTCCTTCAAAAACGGGCTATGTGAATAACTTAAACGTGCTGAGTTTAGCACCTTTTTTTTATTCTTTTTCCGATTTTGGCGGCTTCTGTTTTGGTTGTTTCTCGGTCTTTGGCGTTTCTTCTTCTGTTGCATCTATTACCGTTTCATTTTCTACCCATTGGGGCCATTTTAAGGCTATTTCTTTTAGGTGGGCTTTCTTCATCTTTTTACTGAAAACAACGTCTAAAGGTTGCCCCTTAGACGTTATAAAAGAAACCCTTTTACCTAAGTAACTAGGTTTAATATTCATTTTTATACAGGTATTACAACAGCATCCGCGAGTTGCTCCATTGGGGTCAACTGCTTAGCCTGTAAAGTAATTGACATTTCGTTAGCATCCTCTAAAGCGGTTCCAGTTTCGATTGAACCTTCTAAAAATTTTGCATTTCTTGGTGTTTCTAACCCGAAAATAAAACGGGCCCCGTTTGATGTTTGGAAAATTACAACGAATCCACAACAACTGTCTGTTAACTCGTTTAATATATCTAAATCGCTTTGTTTTAAGCACTTAAATACAAATGTAATTCCGACCGTATGAATACCACAGCACCCAACTTGGGTAATAGCATCACTAACGCTTGACACTTCAGGCTGTACTTCATATTCAAAGAAAGTAGCAAGGGCCACCATTGGCAAAGAATCAACTTTGTTATCTACGTCCCGCGTGATTGCGTCAATATCTACGTCTGTGCGGTTCGCTATCCAAATACGATCAACACCACCACCACAACAGTTATTTAAAGTACAATCAATAGTCCTTCCTTGTGTTATACTTGACATTTATCTAATTTTTAAGGTTAAACAATTGATTAAAGAGCTTTTAAGGCATCAATTACGTTTTGATTTGCTCCTACACTGAAAAATTCATCATGTAAGTATTCAAAACCAAGATTAAACATAGAATCTAAATAATTGATTTTATCACGCTTATCATACCAAACTTCTAACTCTTGTCTTGGGTTGCTGCTATCAGTACCAAACCACAAATTTTGGTTAGTAGTTAACAAAACAAAGTTAGAAGGGGTCACCGATACGTCAACGCCTAAGGCTGTTAAAACGTCTTCCCATTCGTACATAGGAATCACCGGAATGCCATGATAAGAAAGCATTTGTTTACCATCTTCTGTCATTGTAGTAAACCCGCCGCCCGTGTTTTGGATCGTTTCTAAATCTTGCCTATAGGCTTCGTAAACTGTACGATCAACAGCAAAAAACTTTTGAGCTGCAGGAACAGCCGCTAAAACGTTCTTTTGTTTGTTGTATACGTCTTTTAAAAGCGTAATAGCTTCACCAGCCGCCAAAGCTGTATTTTTAGCAGTAAACTGTAGTTTGCCCTCATCCTGTAACGTTGGCAAATGGTAAGACCATAAACCGTTTGCAATATCAAGATACTCAGCACCAGCAACGGGAGCCATAGAACGTTTGCCAAAGAAAGCAAGGTTTTGCAAATCTTTTCTAATTGCCACCTGTGCCGCCTCAATTAATATACGCGCCATTAGTGTAGGTGTTAGGTCTGTCTTTCTTAGGCCACGCTGAGTCATACCCATAAAAATAGTATCCTCGAATTCGTCTTCACAAAGTGGGATTCTGAATTGTTGGTCATGTATATCAAAACAACGCTTTGATATTTCAATTGCTTCTACTTCTTCAGGTTTACAACCTGTTCGGCGGCGCAAAAGATTCTGTTTGAATTTGATGTAAGGCACCCGCTTTTTGGTACGCGCGTTTGTATCTACACTGAAAAGTGTTGTAAAATCTGTATCTAAATAAATTGGCTCTAAAAGTCCAATATTCATGTCGTCTTCGACTAAAGATAAATTAATATCTCTTTGCAAAACTTCCATTTATATTATGTTTTTTTTTATTCTAAATTGGGTTTATTATACCGCTGTCCAAGTTAAAGTGAACTTATATAGTGGGTATGCGTTATCTGTAGAAGTAACAACAACCGCCACGCTATAAGAACCAGCTAAGGCAATATCTAAAACAATATCCTCAGCAAAGTTTAAACTTGCTGTACCATCACCACTAAGCGGGGTATTATTAGTAAATGAAGTAACATCCCCCGTAATACTAACAGCGCTAATATCAATGCCTTTTTTAACAAACTCATTAACTAGAGCATTGCCCCAGCCGGCAAGGTTTATAATTAAATCATCCCCCGCCGTGTAGGTCGTGCCTAGACTTACAGTCGAACCATAAGCAACATAACCTTCAGTCCCTTCAAAAGACGTAGACCCGTTGTCTGTCAATTCAACGAATAAGGCTTGGATTCCGTCCTGTATGTTTGTGCCGGTTGCGCCTTTAGGATCGCAAACAGTTAAACAATAATCAGAATTTGCACTATTGCAGCCCTCAGAAGTTGGCTCAATTCCTGCATAAACACGAATTAACCAATTGCATGAAGCATCTAAAGTTGATGTATCAACAGTTTGCGTATCACCATTAGCAACAGGATCAAATTTATAAGCAACATAGGCCCCGTTTTTATCGGTAATTTTTACAGTTAAGTAATCAGCACCGGAAGCGTTTAATACTTCTATATCTGTTGTTGATCCATCAGCCGCGACAGTATATTGGATATTTGGGTAAAGGGTAACTTCCCCCGCCGCTTTTGGATAATATAGCTTAATGCCGTTTTTTGCAAAAGCGTTTGGATTAGCTCTTTCCATTTTATTAATTAACTTTTAATGTTATTTTAAATTTTTTTCAATCAAGGCCGCCAAAGGGTCCTTTTTTGTGTTTGGCTGCTTTCCTGTTGGGCGTTCGCCGCTAGGTTGGGCCAAAGTTGCTTTAAGTGTGTTAAGCTCGTTTTTAATACTTGTAAAAGCGTCTTTAAGCTCGTTTAAAGCGTCTTGTTTTGGTTCTTCTTTCTGTTCGGGTGCTTTTTCTTGCTCCTGTTCCTTATTTACGATATAGCCCTTATTTTTAAGGTGCTCAATCATTTCATTTTCAGTCATTTCTAAATCAGTTTTTTGCTGTTCTTCTGTTGTTGGTTGTGGTTCCTCTATTTGCTCAACTGTTGGGGCTTCGTTTTTAGCACCAAAAAGGCCACTAAAAGCATTTAGTATTTTTTCCAAAGTTGATATAGAAACCTTCTCTTCTTTATTGTCGTCCATTGGATCTATATTATAAAATAGTTTTAAAGTGTCTGGTATATTTTTATAATTGCTTAGGGTGTTTTTGAACTTATTAGTTATTGGCTGTGTTTCGGGCTGTTCTTTCTCTTTTTCTTCCTCACCATAGCCGCCACTTATTACACTGTCTGCCAATCCTAATTCAACCGCTTGTTTTGCATTTAGCCATGTTTCAGCATTGACAAGCCTTTGAAAATAGGCGGCTGTTTTTTGGCGGTCTTGGTCTATTAATTTTCCTCTTTTTTCTGCTGCATCCGTGTAGGCTTCTACTATTTCCTTTTCCATTGTCTTAAGCGTTCGCCCTTGCTGCTTTAGTTGCTCTGCTGTCATTGGCTCAGCATTCCATAATGCTACATTGTGAACCATTACAAAAGCCCCCTTTTGTATTTCTACACGGTCCGCACCTGTAAGGATTAAGGACGCAATAGAAGCCGCTAAACCGATTACTTTTATAGTAGTTTCGCCGTTATAATTTTGTATTGCGTTACGTATTGCAAAGCCCTCTAAAACAGAACCGCCGCCACTATGTAGATTAATTTTAACAGGTTGGCCGCCTGCTTGCTTTAGTTGGTTTTCGACTAGGTTATAATCTACACCATAAAAACCTTCTATATCCCCGATAATGTCTAATTCAAACATATTTTGTTTTTCTTCGTCTATTTGTTGGCTTTTTCTTATAGCCCATTCTATCCCCTCAGTGCCGCCCCAAGCGTCCCACATTAAACCGCCGCACCCTTCAGAATAGGGAACGTCTTTATTTTGTCGGTGCCTGTTAAAGCTCGCCATTCTTTTAATAGTTTCCTCGCTTATTGGCTCCCTGTTGGCTAATTGGTTAGCCCGTGCCCATCCAACAGCCGTACCGCACCCGTTTTGGTTGTTCGTTTCATCCCTAAACTTTAGGGCCTTCTTTGCGTTGTCGCTTGCTGCTTTTGGGTAATCGGTATAACTCGCCATATATTCAAAACAACGAATTATATTTTTATAAGTTAATGATGTTTATACGTTTATATTTTCAGGGGTGCCGTATTGGTTAAGGTTGGTTAAGGGTTTTTACAAAAAAAATACCCTTACCGTGTTAAAAGCAAGGGTCAGGCTATTGACTTTTTGACATATTTTTATTAATACCTGTGCCTATTTGAAAGAATGTTCCAAACTGTTTTATAATCACATTCTAACCAGGAAGCCACTTTTTTTATAGCTTGGGTTTTATTGTCGCTATCTTGCAGGGCTTTAGGATAAAGTACCGTTACCATATAAGCGCGAATTTTACACGGTTTTATGAATCCCTGTTCAACTAAAAAGGATATTATACACCGTGCGCACTCATTCATCCCCTGAGCATCTACACGCAATTCTAAAGAGTCTAAGAATTTACTTATTATTGTTTCTGGTATATTCAACATATTTTTTAAAATAGCTTTCAAAACGTATTACACAATTAGGGCACCTTAACTTCTGTTTTATATATTTTTTTGTGTGGTGCTCTTTGCTTTGCTCATTGTAGCGGCTTATGTATCTTGGAAGTGCTACGCATTTTCGATAGTAAATATTCCCTAAAAACTGCTTAGCCCGTGCCAAAGTATCATAACTTTGAAGCTCTTTTAAAGCCTTTTCTATTTCGTCAAATTGGCCGCTCAGGTGTTCGTATTTATTCATTGTTTATAGTATTTAATATTACTTGTCTGTCTTGGTTGTCCTGCTCTAAATCGCGGGTGTTTAGTTGTACCTGAGATTTAAATACTACCTTTTCTAGTGCTTCCGTTCTTTTCTCAAAAGCGGCCACCTGTTGGGCAGCATCTAAAGCGGTTCCTATTCCTGTGGTACTTGAAATATTAGGGGAACCTAAAGAAGGGGTTAAACCACCGTTAGCAAACTTAACACCGCCCCCCGCTTGGTTGATCCTAGATAAAACAGGACCAAACATTTTTGTGCTTTTTTTATTTATTACCGCTTCCCCGCCTTCTAGCTCAGCAACACGGCCACCAACGGCAAATTTTACCCCGCCCTGTGCGTGGCTTGGTCCATCAACTAAACCACCTTTGGCGAACTTTTGAGCGCTAATGGTTGCAATTTGGGCCGCTGTTGTGGCTGCTATGACCACCGCCGCAATTGCACCCCCAATGGGGCCAAGTTGGCTAAATGCTTGGGTAATAGCTACCGCCCCATTAATAACGGCGTTTATAATTGCGCTTTCCTTTTTGCGCTGGTTTTCTTGCTTTTGTATTTCTTCTTTTCGTTTGGCTATTTCTGCCGCCGCCCCTTCTTCCTGTTGGATCTGTTGTTGTAAAAACTGAGCTTCTAACCCTGTTGCCGTTTGTAACTGTTCTTGTAAACTGGTTAGGTTTTCGGCCCTTTTCGTTTCCTGTTCGCTTAGTCGGTCAATTTCCTGTTGTGCTTGGGCTGCTGCTAGTTGGTCAAAAGCCTGTAAAACTTGCTGAAACCCTTGTACTAATTGAGCTACTAAAGCCCGCCTTTTTTCGTTTTCTTCCTCTGCTTTTGCTGTTTTTTCATCCTCAGCAGCTTTAAAATTGTCAACATCTTGTTTTAATAATGCTTCCTGAGTTGTTACCTGTTGCAGCCTTAAGTTTGCTAAATCAGTGTTGAATTGTTGTTCTAAAAGTTTCTTTTCTTGGGCCGTGCCTTCAAAACTAGCTAATTCCTGTTCTTTCTCAAATTGTAGTAAATCAATACGGGCCTGTATGTCTTGGGCGCTTTGTTGTAAAATTTGGTTATCAATTTGCTGTAACCTATTAGCTAAATTTTGCCTAATTTGCTCTACCTGTTGGGCGGAGTTTTCTTCCTCACCTGTTAGCGCATTTAAGGCCGCTTGGGCTTCCTCTAGTGCCTTTATTCGTTCGCCTGCTATCCCTGTTTGTTGTAGTGCTTTTTGTTGCTGTTCGTTTAGCTTTGATATTTCGCCGCTTAGGTCCTTAGTTGCTTTAGTTTCCTTTTCGGTTGCTGCTGCGTCCTGTTCTTTTGCGGGTGTCAATTGGTCTAAAATCGCTTTTAGTTCATTGTTTACCCTGTTAAGCTCTAAGGTGCTGTTTTTTAGTTCTTCTGTTTGCTCGGTGGAAGGTGTTAGGCCCTTGCTTAGTTGTTCCTGTACGGCCTTAGTGGCTGCACTTACGCGGGCCTGCAATTTTTCGTATTCTGTTTGCTGCTCTTTTAGGGTTTTGGTTTTGTCTTTGTTCGCTTTTTCGTTTTCCTTTTGGGCTTCTGTGTTCTCTTTCGTTGCTGAAGTGTCTATATTTTCTAGTCTTGTTATTTCTAACTGAGTATCTATATTTTGCCTTTGAATATCGTTTAAAGCCTTTCTAATGACAAAAGCGTCCTTTTGAGCAACTATATTTAATTCCCTTGAATCTGCCTCACCTTTTAGGGCTTTACTTAGTTGGTCAATTCGCCTTTGTTGCTCTACTAAGTTTCTTTTTTGTTCCTCTAAAGCTAATTCTCTTTGAGTTTCTAACAGTGCTCTTTGATCGCCGATTAATCGCCTTACTTTATTACTACTAATCCCCACCGCTTCGCCGTATTCATTAAAAGCATTTGCCGCGCCTGGTACTTCCTTTGATAGCTCTTTTGTTATGTCGTTTAGTTCTTTTTGTTCTTTTTTGGATAAGTTGGCCTTTTGGCTCAATTGGTCGTACCTATCCGCTAAGGGTAAAACTTTACTGCTTAAATCCTGCGTAGCTTTTAACTGTTCGTTGAATGCGTTTGTAATTTCGTTGGTTATAGGGCTAACACCCCCCAACGCTTCTAATAGGTCAGCTACCCCGTTCAATACAAAAGTAATAGCAGGCCCGAAAACCTGCAGGAATGCCACCGCCGCTTTTTCACCTACACGGCCCAAGCGTTGGAAGGCCCCACTTAATTCGCCCAAACTTTGATCCGTTTCTTTATTGCGTTCTATAACGTCACCCAAAAAACCTGTTATTCTTCTAATTCCATCCACAATAGAACGGCCCAAAAATACTTGTCTAATTGTTTTGCCTAATCCAGCAAGGCCACTTCTGTAATTACCTACATTCCTTTGAAATTGTCCTATGCTTGCATCTATCTTTTTTAGTTCGCTGTCTAGTCTTTGTATATTACCTATTAAGGCCCGACCTTTTGCCCCTTCTCGCTCAGCTTTTGAAAGCTCTTTAAATGCTTGTCTAGCTTTCACTAACTCGGAATTTAAAGCCCTGTAAGAGTCCGCGCCTGTCTTAGCTGCTTCAAAATCCCTTATAGCATTTCGTTGTTCTTGCCTAGCCCCTTTTAATTCTGCTTTAAGCTGTATTAATTGCTTTACTAGATTATCATAAGTTTTTTGTTTTGCTAAACGTTCGTTTGCAGTCTTAGCCCCATCTATTTCTTTTTGTGTATCTTTTAGGGCCTTATTTGTTTGTTTTATGGCATCTGTAAGCCTTAAAACGCTTTTTTGTCCTTTTATATCTATTTCTATTGCTACCGTGCGAGCCATTGTATAATATTTTAAGGGAATAAAACAGCTAAACCGTTTAATAAACTATTATCTATGTTATCTGAATCTGTGACCGCTGCCAAAATATAAGGCAAAAGCACCGTTTTTGTGCTGTCGTCTTTTGTTGGGTCAAAGTCTTGTATTTCTTCTAAGATATATCTAATACTATCTAAAAATATATTAGCTCTAAAACTAACATTGTTTAACATTAAGGTATTCCATACTAAGAACTCTTTTAGTTTCTTTGCGTTGCTCAGTGTTGCCATTTCATGTATATAGAAAGTATCTAACAAACCCGGAACACTTAAGCCGTTTATAGTTTCATTCGCAAAACTTAAAGAAGGGTCTAAGCCTGTTATATCATTGTAGTTTACAAAAAAACAGGCAGGCAGTTCAACGTCCCCCACCGTATCAACTTGGATATACCCATCAACGCCGCCACGCTGCCCGAAAAAGTGCAAAATTCTAGGTTTTACATTATAATTCGCCTGTAGTGCTTGGTCGTCTTCTTGGTAGTCTTGCGGGAAAATAAGCGGGATTAATGGGCTAACATTTGTGCCCACCGTGTCGGGGTTACTTTGTATTATTTGCTCTAAGGTGTGAATAGTTTTAGCAAAAAAACGTACTTCTTTTTCTTCATCTTGATTTATAAAAGTATCATCCTGCAAAATATACGCACCCTCATAAATACCCCTTAATTGTCCTTCCTCTTTTGCGCTTTCTGTTGCCCCATCGGTTGCCCACTTAAAAACCTGATTCTTTTTAGGTTTTAGCCGCTCTATTTCTGCATCCTTTTGAAAGTCTAGTTTTGCTGTATAGTCAACCGTTTGCGCATCATCAAAAAAAGCGGGTTCTAATGTTTGCGGCGTTGTTTGGCTTGTATCTGTGTATTTGTTTCTTGGTTCTAGTCTTATGGTCCTAGTATTAGGGTCATTCTCAAAACGTAAGTTGTGTATATCAGTAATGCCGTTGATAAAGTCTAAAGCTGTCCAATCTTTTAAAAGGTATTCCCAAACAATAGGTTGATTAAACCCAAAAGACGCTTCAAATGTTGCTTGTATTGTCCCTTGAATCGTACACGAACCCGGACCGCCTGCGCCCTGTTCTATGCACAAAGATTGTATTTGTATAGTATCACCAGCACTAACAGGGATAACAACACTTTTAAATTTAGAACGCTGCCCCGCTGCTACCGGTGGGCCTGGTGGGCCTACTAAAACAACACTACCAAAGGCCGCCAAAAGGTCAAAAGGCCCCCCATTTTGGGAAAAGCCTATAAAGCACGTTTGGGGCGGGTTGCCCGCTACTGCTGTGCAAATTAAATCTACATCATAAATGACAAAACCATCATTTAAAACGGTATATGTAGAAGTTGCACCTACCCAAGCACCGGGATTAAGAGCGGGCAGTTTTAAAGCGTTTAGCCCTAATAATGGTATAGCTGTTGGGGGCGGTGCTGGTGCTTGCGTGGGGATTAATATATTTGGAACCTCTAAAATGATATTTAAAAAATCATCGCTATACGTTTGGGGGTAAACATCAATAGGTGCAATTGGTAAAATTAAACTTTTGAACCGCTCAGTACCAAAAAGATTAGAAGCAAAAGTATAGCCTATAGCGTTTTCTATAGCGTCAAAAATAGCCTTCACAAATAGAAAGGGGGTGAACTCGCCTAGTTCTACATTAACACCACTTTTAACAGTTGTGCCCCCTGTTTCGTTGTTCCATGTTCTCCACTTAATTAAGCAGAACCCGAAAAAATCCCCGCTATCTATAGAAGCATTCCAACCCGCCTGCACTGTTGCACTGTCAAAAGTTTGATTAGTAAATTCTAAATCTGATAGCTTAAGCCCTTTTAAAGCTAAAAGCCAATCGGTATTTGATCCATAAAGCCCAACTTTATATTTAGAAACTTCCCTTTTGTTTGGCCTTCCTTTTCCGTTTAATATAGCCCTTTGTAATTGACTAACACCACTAAAAACAGGGACGCCGTTAACCTTAACGGTGGTGCGCTTCCTTTTCATAGCGTTTTTGTTTAGGGTGCCCATATCTGAATAATTATTGTATAAATTATTCGTTTCTTTGCTTGCAGGTAAATTTATAAACCTGTCAGCACTAGAACCGGCGGCCTGTCCTAATTCGTTTGCTATACGGTAGGAAAGCAAAAAAGGCAGTTCCTCTAATGGTAAAGCTACTGTTACCCCATCTATTTCTAATTCTATGTATTTTTTCATGCTGCTTTAATTGCGCATTGTTATTATATTGTTAGACGGTTGTATTGTTACCTCAAATAGGCTTAAATCGTCTTTTATATCGCTAATAGGTGTACTATCTAATATTACTACGCTTTGCATCGGTTGCCCATCTATTTCGGCGTATATTTCAGGGCTATATAAAAGCTCCTGAAGCCAAACCCCAAAAGTTTTATCCTTTATTAAATATTCTAGCTCAAAACTTTCAATAGCTTCTATATTTACGGGGTATTTACCCTTATCTTGTGGGTTGTGGTAGTTTGGTGCTGGTCCCCAATTTAGCGGCCTTTGTATTGTTGTGCTGCTTTTATCAATTGTTTGCTGGGTGTATTTCATGGTAACAGCATCAAAACCGCCCTTGCAGTTTAGCCAATACAAACGCACTTTGTAAGAGTCGCAACAGGGCACAATATTAAAACGGAATGTTTCAGAAGTTACTAAGAACGAAGGCAGGCCAAAAATACCGCCCTCAACATGGTAATAACTAACATTAGGATCTAATATATTCACTGCCCCTTCATCATATACCGCCGCCGATAGATTAGCAGGCCCAAAACCGCCGGTTATTTGGTCTTGTTGTGTTCCTGTTAATAGTGCAAAATAGTTAAAACTACCTTCCTGTATTAGTGCTCCTGAACTATCAAATGTTTGAACCCTTATTCTAGTATTAGTACCAAGCCCTAAAGCGGTTGTATATAAACTCAGATAGTAAGAATCTTGTAAACAAATATCTAATACTTTGGGGCTGTTAGTTAGGAACCTAGAGGTATTGCCTAATATCGGTGCAAACTCAAATAATTCCATATTATCAAAGTTTTGCGCCACGTTTGCAAATACATCATAAGTCCCAATTGTTTCAACTATTCCAATATCTTGTAATTTTCCACTTGGTAGTTGTTCTTGATACGTTGCTGAAAATTCAACTTGGCTAAACAAATCTGGATTTAAAACCTTATAGGGGCTGTTATTGGTACCTAAACTTGTAGTTGTTGTGTTGTCGCTTTGGTCGGGGCTTAAAAAGTCCTGTAATATGCTTTGTACGTCCATAGTAGCAGTAAAAACGCCCGTTGGACCTTCTTCCATATCATAAGCCAAAGTAGTTGCTAAACTTCCATTTATTATAACTTCTAAGATGATTTTTTTTAGTTTATTAGCACCAGGCCAAAAAACAGAAGCTAAACACCTTACCGGCCTGTATGCGCTTATAGTATCTAATAAATCTAATTGTAAAGGCATTGTTTATATTTTTACCCTAGTAATTCAGTTAATTTAGTGTCAAACTCGGTAACAAAATCCCCCCCGCTTTGCACTTGCAAAAGAGCATAATAAAACGCCTGCCCATATTTGGCTTTTGTTGTTATATCTGCAGCATTATAACCAGCTACCGCCGTATTTGTTATATATATAGGCGTGTAATCTAAGTTATATGTTTTAATACTTATTAGCTCACCTAATACCGCCGTTGTGCCTGTTAGGGGGTTAGTATTAAATATATCAACTGCCGCCTGTGCGTCTTCCTGTGTCATTTAAGTAGTTTCTTTTATCAACTGTTCAAAAAATAATTCTATCGACATTTGCAGTGCCCTAAATATTAGGTTTTCGGCTTCCTGTCTAGTATCTAAAAGGGCTGCACTAATAGCCCCCTGCCTTTTCCCTGTCTTACTGAACTTCCTACTATTTCTAGTGCTTAGCCCTTCGCGTTTGTGTGCGCTTGCTATTGCAAAGGCTATAGAAGTAGCTTTTTTAATAGAAACCCCAAAACGCTTTTTAGCAAAATCTTTAAGGCCCTCAATGTATTTAGACCTTCGAGCACCAGAACCGCGCCCGCTGTATGGAATCCTACTAGGTTTTATACCTTGATCTATTACTATTCCATAATCTTGCATTAAAATTAAAACCTTTGCACCTTCTAGCGTTTCTTGGGTTTTATACTCTATACTCTTTTCTAGTTTGCCCGTTAAACGGTGCCCCTGTAATCTATACTGAATCTTTAGGGCTTCAACTGTTAATTTTCCTATTTTTTCAGCGGCTTCTAAAAATCCGCTTCTATCGGTTGCCATTCCTCAGCGCTTAAAGGTTCTAAAATTGTTTCGTTATTATAAACGGTGTAGCCGTTCAGTTGTGGGTACTCGGTAGAATCCCCAACCCACAATTTTATAACTGCTTTTGTTTTGCTTGTATTTATCCTTAGTGTATTTGCCGCTTCTACTATTATATTTAAAATAGATTGCTCAACAGGATAAGGAACTATATAAAATCTTTGCATAATATTATTTTTATGGGGTGTCTGTTGTTCTGTCTACTTCTTCCATGTTTACCGATATAGTTGTATTATCGTTTTTGCTTTCATCCGGAACATTCCAAACGCCGCCAATATATTGGGCTTTTTCGCCCTGTCTATTCCAATAGGCTAAATTAAACTGCTTACTGTGCTGCCTTAAGTCGGTCGGCTTCCCACCGTTGTATGTTTCTGCTACTTCCTGAGCATCAAAACCAATATTAAAAAGCCCTATTTCGTTTAAATGCCCTCTATAATAACCGCCATTAGCCCACCCCTGTTTTCCTATTACTAACGGCCTGTTATAGTTATTCATTCCTGTATAGGTGCCTAAACTTAAGTCTGTTAGTGTCATTTCTGCGCCGTTTAGGTAGGCTTTTATTCCTGCAAATGTTTTACTACCATCGTAAGTATATAAAATATGGTTCCACGCCCCAAAATTAACCTGCTCAGTACTAAGTGCGCTCAGGTAATTATTATTAAATATACCGCTATATAGTGTTAATCTTGTTTCCCCCGTATCAAATAAAACTAATTGATATTCGTCTAAACCTACAAACACGCTTGCGCCCCTTTTATTTATAAGCCATTGACTAGCTCCTGTATTAAGTGGTTTTATCCACATCGAAAAAGTTAGGCCGGTATCTGTCACACCATCCCCAAAACTTAATGTATTATTATCTGGTGCTTCTTGGTATTCGTCCACACCATCATAAAGGTAACTAAACGTATCTTTAAAACATTCAACCCGTTCGTTATCTGTATTATTTACGCTTGTAAGGTCTATATCTATGCACTCAGTATTAAAAGGCGTTACTAAATTGAATGTCAATTCATAAGTCACTAACCTATCATTAAAGGCGTAAGCATCTAAATTAAAAGCCGCTTCCTGTTTTCTTAGTGAGCTTTGTAAACACGCCCCTTCTGTTTTGATACTGTAAAGCGAACGCATAAAAGAAAGGGCCAATAGTTCTAAATCGCTCATTTTTTCTAAAAGCGTTTCACATATAGCCCCGTTTTTGTCGCTGTCTTGTCGATCTGCAAACAAAAGCCTAACAGTTCTAAATATTTTGCTGTCGTGTGTCCTGTAAGAACCTGCAGGCGGTTCAAACATTACTAAGGGGTAAGGGTCTGAACATTTAGGGGAAGGGTTGAAATTATTAATTATACTAGTGTTAATATCACTAAGAAACCCAAAATGATAAGAATTTAAACCCGCTATGTTTTGAGTAATAGCGTTAAATATATTGCTTAACTCTGTTAGTGTCATTATTTCAATTTTATATCATATAAGCGGCCCTGATAAGCATTTATAGCGTTATCCGCTGCTAAATGTGTTAAACATTCCCAAAGGTTGGTTCTTAATACGCTTTCCTGAGAATTAAACCCGCTAATATCAAAAATCTTTTTTTCTGCTAGTCGCTTAATCGTAAGCAACCAACCAAACGCATTTTGTAAACCCTCTACACCTGCCTTTTTTTCTTCCCTGCTCGGTTTACTAAACAAAGTTTTGCCGTATTTCGTTTTAATTAGCTTTTTTGTTTCATGGAAGTATAAAAATACTTGCCATGCTTGGGCTAAATTCGCGGCCTTGAATAGTTCTGTGCGTTCTTGTATTATATCATTTGATAAATATAGTTGTTCCCCTTCTTTCCTGAGCAGTAAAGCCATTATAGAGGGGAATATATAAAACTTATTTTGGTTGTCCCTCTCCGTGTTTGCTTCTAATTGGTCAGCTTCGGCATATTGAAACAAAATAGCATTTTGCATATTTTCACCAGGAAGCCGCCAAAGTTCGCCCCCTATAGAAAGAACTTCTTTATATTCATACTTAATAGGGTTTAGGGCGTTGTTTGTTAGATAGTAATATTCTGTCAAAGTTGCCATATCAAAACCCGCCACCGTTTCAAGATCCAAACAGGACCAAAAACAAAGATTGGCTTCAAAAAAGGGCCTAAGCTGTTTATTGATAAAGTTATCTGAAAAAGACTGTAATATATTTAAACGCTCTTTTTCGTCCGGTTCGTTTTCCAGCTTTTCCCATTTAGTAGGCTTAAGCGGTTCAACGTCTAAAAGATATTGATAAACCTCTAATAGTTTTACCTCATTGGCCTGTGTTGGAATTTCGTACCTGTTAAGCCTTTTGTATTTCATTGGGTAACAACTTTATTTTTATTTCTACTTTGTTATTTAGCTGCTTTAAGTTTAGTGCTATGTCTTTTGATATAGCCTGAAAGCCTGCGTTTTTAGAGCTATGGTATAAAGTTTCGAACATTTGTTCTAATTGCTTTAGCTGCTCAATAGCGGCCTTAAAATCAACTTCCTTTTTCTTTCTTGGTCTTCCCATTGTTTAGCGTCTTTTTCTTTTTGCTGCTATTACGCCGCTTTTGTTGGTCAGATAGCTAAAAGCATAACGCCCCGCGTCTATTGCATGATTGTAAGCGTCTATAGGTATTCCTGCTTTCCTATCATTCCAAATATAATTATTAAATTCTGTTTTTATATTGGTGCTTTGTGGTGTTATTATATGTGTATAGTCCTGCATAGATGTTAAACCAGCACTAACAGAACCGGGACCCTTTTTACATGGTCTTATATTTAGGCCCATTTTTGAAAGGTCTTTTATTAACCTTCCTTCTGCGCTGTCTGCTATTATTAAATCATTCTTAGCCCTTAAACGGCTTTTATTCAGTTCGTATATTTCAGCAGTGCCTAAACTATCAGTTGTATATATTTCTTCATGCCAATACATCTTTTTAGCTTTCTTATCTACTGCTATTTTTATTAGGGTCGTTGGATCAATACTAAAACCGTAATCCTGACCAAGACAATAGGGTAAAGAGTTATTAAACTCGCCTTCCTGCCAATTGTCAAAAATAACCCCTTCCGCCTTATCGAGCCACGCCCCTATATATTTGTGTTGGTACTTTTTAGGGTTTTCTTTCCTTACCTGCTCCCACTGTTGCACCTTTTTAGCGTCTAGGTTCGTTATATTTATGTGGTACGTTGTGTGTATGTGTTCAACTTCCTTATGTGTACTTTGTTGATATGTAAAGCCATGTAAACTTTTTATAGTATGGCTTTTAGCAAAGAACTTTTTATAAATAAAGTGCTCTTTAGTTGTTGGGTTCTGTATCCATATAATACGGTTTTGTATGCCTTTGGTCCTTATACTATCGTCTATGTCAATAAAACTCTGTTCTTTATTGTAGTCTTCCCCTTCTTCAATAACCCATGTCGTTATGTTTGGTAACGTTTTTAAATTCCCTGTTTGGTCCCCTGAACTTGTCTTAATACCTGAAAACATAATACTACTACCTGTCACATTGTTTGTTATTAGCTTTTTAGTAATAGTGTACTTTTTAGGATCAGATATTAACTCTATATGTTTTGCGAATAGGGGAATTATTGTTTTTTCCACGCTGGTCATGGTGTAACGTGTATATAAAATACTTTGCCCTACCTGTTCCAGTAACCTTATCAGGAAATCCTGAACCGCAAACGTTTTACCAGAACCGCGCCCCCCTGTAAGTATAAAGTAACGCTTTTTTGATGTATAGAGGGGTTTATATATGCTATTTATTTTTATCATCATCGACCCACGTTATTGGGTTTATACTTTGTATTTTATCCCCTTTTGTGGTATGGTCTATATTTTGTTTGTTTAGCTTTTCAAGTTCTTCAGGTGTTGCACAAAGTTTGTAAAGTGCTATTTCTGTAGTGGCGTTTCCTGCTTCGTACCATTTATCACGTAAACCGCCCTTCATACTTATTTTGTTTTCCTCTATAGCCTTTTTAATGCTTTCTAGTTTTTCCAACTCTTTATTATAAAAAGTAGCTGAAGAACACGGTAAAAAGTGCACAACTTCCTGAATAAATATAAGTTTGTGCTTCTGTATTGCCTTGATTGCTAGCTTTTCAAGTTCCTCATTGTCGTATGCCATTGTTTTAGTTTTTAAAACTTAAATATACAAAATACCTTTGATATATAAACGTTTTTGTATAACTTTATGTTTCAAGTGTTTAATTAACTAAAACAAAAGTAT